CTTCATGGCAGCTTACGAGGAGTGGTGCAAGAAGATCAACATCGGCTATTACATTATCACCAAGCGCAACCTCTGGAAGCAGCGCACCGAGCTGTTCATCACCTTCAGCCAAAAGGTGTACGAGGCTATCAAGGACAACGACAACATTAAGCACGCATAAGGCCATGAGAACTTTATGCTACAGCGTTAGGCTGGAGAGCCTTGTCCGCATCAGTGACAAGGCTTTTAAGGCCACCGCCTTCGACGGCTCCAGCGACATCATCCCTGCCAGTCAGGTGTTCGGGCGTGACTATGAGGTGATGAAGAGTGATGCCTGGTGGATCAGCGCATGGATTCTCAGCAAGAAAAGCATCCAGTACAGCGGCAAGAAGCAGGCATGGTTCGACGAGAACGGCCACATTATGCCGACGTACACCATCGAGCGGCACACGCCGGAGAAAAGAGAGGCAAAAGAATCAAATGAAATAGAAACATTAAAAAGATAAGAAACTATGAATACTATCAATGTAACATTAGGAACTGCTCCCAACGGAGTAAGAGTATGGGGCGTAAGCGGAAAGAAAAATGATGGATTACACATAGGAAGAAGTGTGGAAAAACCATATCTCGACAAGACACTTCCACCAACAGAAACCGAAGAAGAATATCATTATGAAGTGGCAAAGTATGCGTCTAACATGTTTTTTGAGATGCTAAAAGACTACGACGTGCCATTCAATAAGGACGACTATGAATTCATCTGTTGCGGACAGCGATATGCAATCAAGTGACCATCTGCAACCAGGCGAAATTCTCTGCCAAGCGCAGCGCGTGAAGTACCACAGGGTAGAGTACCACGAGGGCTATGTGACCATTGAGCAGAACAGAACGAGACGGAGAGTGCCGGACGGCTACCACTTCGACGACAACGGACAGTACATCTACGTCTCTACCTTCTACTCCCACATTTTCCAACACAAGGCGAAAGTTCGCTATTTCGTGCTGAACAAGGAAACGAAGGAATGGCGCGACTGGCAGAGGGTGATCATCGAGCGGCACACGCCGGAGAAACTTACCCCCAAGGAAAGCAACATCATAGAAGAATTGAAAGCATGACAACCCTCACACAACAGCAGCAAGCAGCCATCGAGCACCTGAACGAATGGCGCGTGGGTGCGCTCTTCATGGAGCCGGGGACGGGTAAGACGCGGGCGGCCATGACGCTCATCAACTCGACACCCGCCACCGACTGCTTCTGGGTTGGGCCGCTGCGCACCTTCCCAGCCGTGCAAGCGGAAATGGCGAAGTGGGGCGGCATGAAGATGCCCACATCGTGCTGGGGCGTGGAGAGCCTGAGCCAGAGCGACCGCATCTATATGAATCTGCTGAATGAGGTAGAAGCATCACGGGTGCCGTTCATCATCGTGGACGAGAGCCTGAAGATAAAGAACGCCGACGCGAAGCGCACACGCCGACTTCTGGAACTGAGCAAGCGGGCAGAGTGGAAGCTGGTGCTGAACGGTACGCCCGTCTCGCGCAACCTATTAGACATGTGGCCGCAGATGGAGTTCCTGAGTCCGAAGATACTTGGCATGAGTCTGACGGAATACAAGAACACCTTCACCAAGTGGACGCGAGTGACCAAGCGCATCGGCATGAGGTCGTACACGAAGGAATACGTCACTGGCATGGAGAATGTGGACTACCTGCATTCGCTCATTCGCCACTACGTCTATGAGTGCGACCTGCGGCTGAACATCACCCAGAAGTGGCACAACATTCCCTACTACATCACCGACGAGAGCCGCCAGCGGTACAACGACATCAAGGAGGACTACCTGAGCGACGAGACCTTGGAGTGGAAGAACAACAATGTCTTCCTCGCCATGACTACTGAGATGCAAGTGGCCTACACCATAGACGAGGGCAAGATGGAGGCCGCCAGCCGTCTGCTCCAAGACCTGCCGCAAGACGAGACGATCATATTCTGCCGCTTCATCGTGGCGCAAGAGGAATGCCGCCGACGTTGGCCACGGGTCACGGTGCTGTCGATGCAGAAGGAGTCCTTGGGGCTGAACCTACAGGCATACCGCCACACTATCTTCTTTGACCGCGTTTGGGACTATGCCCTGCTGCTTCAAGCCTCGCGCAGAACCTACCGCACAGGGCAGGAGCAAGACTGCCACTACTACGAACTGACCGGCGACGTGGGGCTGGAGCACATGATGGCGGAAAACATCAAGAAGAAGGTGACAATGAGCGAGTATCTGAAACGAATCACCAAGCAGGAACTGAGGAAAGCACTATGAAGCGATACTTAGACAAGAACGTATATGAGGCAGCGGTGGAACGTTACGACTACATCTACACCCACTTCGAGCGCGTCTGCATCAGTTTCAGCAACGGCAAGGACAGCGGTGTGCTGCTTAACCTCGCAATAGAAGCAGCCCGTCGGCACGGCAAGCTGCCGGTGAACGTGCTCTACATCGACATGGAGGCGCAATATGCCAGGGCGATAGAGTTCACGCACCGTATGTTCAGTCGTGAGGAGGTGACCGGCTGGTGGGTATGTCTGCCGATACACCTGCGCAATGCCGTCAGTCAGGTGAAGCCCTATTGGGTATGCTGGGACAAGGAAGCCCGCGACGCATGGGTGAGGGAATACCCGGAGAACCCGCACGTCGTAACCGATGAGAGTTACTTCCCATTCTTCCGTCACGGCATGGAGTTCGAGGAGTTTGTGCCTGAGTTCGCACGGTGGTTCAGTCAGGGCAAGAAGACCGCCACCTGCGTAGGCATTCGCTCCGACGAGAGTCTGAACCGCTTCCGCACCATTGCCAGCACATCGAAGGTGACACTTGACGGACTGCCCTGGACTACCAAGCTGTTCCCCAAGGAGCCGGACACGGAAATATACAACTGCTACCCCATCTACGACTGGCGCACCGAGGACATCTGGCGAGCTAATGGTAAGCGAGGGTGGGACTATAACCACATCTACGACATCATGTACATGGCAGGCGTGAGCATCTACAAGCAGCGACTCTGCCAGCCCTACGGCGACGATCAGCGGCAAGGGCTCTACCTCTTCAAGATACTGGAGCCTGAGACATGGGCAAAGGTGGTGAACCGTGTGGAGGGTGCCAACTTTGGCAACAGATACACCGAGACCGACCGCACCACACTGGGCAACTTCAAGGTGAACCTGCCCGAAGGTCACACCTACGAGAGCTACGCCAAGTTCCTGCTTCAGACGATGCCGCCATACCTTGCCGAGCACTACCAGCAGAAGATAGACCGCTTCCTGGCATGGTGGGAGAAGGAGGGCGTGAGCAGCATTCCCGACTACGCCGACATCAAGGAAGAGGCACGGAAAAAAGTACCATCGTGGCGACGCATCTGCAAGGTGCTGCTGAAGAATGACTACTGGTGTAAGGGCCTCTCGTTCTCGCAGACCAAGAAGGAACTGGAGAAGCAAGTGGCAATGATAACCCGATACAACGAAGAACTATGATACAGGAATTATTGAAGGACATCCCATTCGACGAGAAGGTCAAGGTGTTCAACACCATCACGCAAGAGCTATATGACTGGCTCGGATTAAACCATCCGTCGCTCAACGTGCAACTGGTGCCTGCCACTCAGGTGCAGGGCAACGACTACAACCCGAACCACGTTGCACCGCCGGAGATGAAGCTGCTGAAACTCTCCATCAAGAAAGACGGTGTGACAATGCCCGTCGTGGTATGCGACACCCCGGAGGATAAGAAGCACCCCTACACGGTGGTTGACGGCTTCCACCGCACCACGGTCATACAGACCGACAAGCAGGTGAACCAGTCGCTGCACGGCTACGTTCCCGTGAGCCGACTGAACAAGTCGATAGAAGACCGCATCACCGCCACCGTGCGTCACAACATGGCACGCGGCACGCATCAGGTGGAGCTCTCTGCCAAGCTCATCGTACTGCTGAAGAAGCACAACTGGACCAATGCACGCATAGGTATGGAGCTGGGTATGGATGCCGACGAGGTGCTGCGCCTGAAACAGATAACAGGGCTTGCCGAAGCCTTCAAGGACGAAGAGTTCTCGAAGTCATGGGAACCGGTGTATGAAGACGAACCAATAAACGAAGAACTATGATAAAGAATGAGCAAGAGAGGCAGCGCATAGGGCAGGACATCGCCCAGCTGCGAAAGGAAAAAAGAATGACCCAGCAAGACATGACCGATGCGACGGGCGTAAAGCGCAACCACATCAGCCGCATAGAGCAGGGCCACTATTCGGTAGGCTTCGACACCCTACAGACCATAGCCGACGCGCTTGATGCTGACATCCGCATCGTGCCAAGGCAATAAGACATCACGAACATTAACCCAACGAAGGGAGCAACTGAGCGCATCGGTTGCTCCCTTTTTTCTTCTTGAACACGAATAGAACGGATTAAACGGAT